TTGTCTTCCCATTTGGTTTTCCAACCTAATGACACAAAGTCAAAACCTATTTTCTTAGGTTTGAACATTCGTGTTTTTTTGTCAAGTACTCTTGGATAAAAGTATGGAGTTCCTATTGCAATTTTACCAAAGTAGAACTTTAACTTTGGAGTTTTGAAAGGTGAAAAATAAACTTTCATCCAAGAAAAGTCTTCTAGGAAATACTTTAGTTTGTAATACCATTTCATAAGTCAAATGCTTTAATAGTTTTCTCAAAAGGATTACCTGGAATATCTTTTACAAGCTGCAGCATCTGCTGTGCTAATTCTCTCACTTCTTTTTGTGCATGTTCTGAATTACGCAGTTTCAAAAAGTGAGCAAAGCTTCTCCAGTTAAACATTACATCCATAGTAATTTGAGAGTTAAATGTTTTAAAGAATCTAGCAGACTCTTTAGCTCTCTTTCTACCAAGTGTTGGAGTTAGATCTTCAAGACACTGATGGTATAAATCATTACTAAGGTTTGCGTATTCAGAAAGTTTGTTAGCCCAAGTACTACTCCAGTCATTTGGAATGTACATCTTATCTTCTTTGAGTTCTTTGTATCTAGCAGACTCACCATTAATACTTACACCAACGCGATGTTTCAGTAAGTGAATATGTGTAGCTTGATCTACTGTTACAAGAAAGTGTAGTGATGATTTTTCAAAAGGAGTGTGATGTCCTTCTGATGCAAGCATCTCAAGTAATTTGTCAACTCGTTGTAATTTGTCTTCTGACAAATCTCTGGAAGTGCTGGTCCATGCAGATTGTGCATGAACCAGATCTGTTCCATAGTATCCTAGTAATTCTACTTTGTTATTCATTAGAATGTGAATATTTGTGGTGGTTTTGTAAGATGTTCCTGCCATAGTTTAAGTTCTTCTTCATCAAGAAACTGTACCATATCAGAAATTTGTTCTACTGTAAACGTAGTGTCAGCATTACCTCCTTCATCATCTGTACCTACTATAAGTGCATGACCAAACAATGGTTGTGCAGGATAGATATCAATAAAGAAAGCACCTGGAATTTTGTCAAGAGGTTTAAATAAACCTTCATCATCTACATAGATAACATCTGATGTAGGTTCTGCTGTTTGCGGATATGCAACAGTCATAATGTTACATTCAAGTAACTGATAAATGTCACTGAGTTGTGGACCTAAATCCACAATCTCAATGCATCTATTTTTTGCGTCAATTTTAATTGCTTTAACCACTGTCTTATGTTTAAGGGCCAAAATAATGATAACCAGTGTCTGAAACATCTTCATCATTTCCTTCAGCAATGTTGTAACATATACCTGCTAGATTTGAAATAGTGTTCTTGCTCTTGTCATCTTTTTTAATAAAGTATCTTGATGTCTGCATATATGTATAGTCTGAAGTAGCTTCAAAACTTTCTACATATCTTTTGGTTGCAGTAAAGACATCATCCCAATTGTACTCAGGATATTCTTTAAAGAACCATACAAATGCAGCAACAAGTTCTTTAGGATTTGTGCGGAATGCTAAGCTTGTACCAGCTTTCTTACCAGCAGGAAATAATAGATTGTATTCTGCAATCTTACTATCCCATTCAGCAAGAGCAATTGGATTCTTTTTAGCACGCTTTGCTTTGTTAAGAATGTGCTCACACTCTTTTAAAAGGTGTTCACCTGTTAGACTTATTTTGTAAATATCATTTACACCAGTACTTTCTTTTATAAGATGCCCAGTGGTTTCAAGACGGTATTGCTCCGTCTTGAAATTCACATAAGAAGGGTACATATAATTGTTAAAGGTGCAATGTAATACAAACAATCCATTTGGGCTTACCTTGTTCTTGACTAAGTAATCATATAGATCTTTCATATTGTTGGTTTTACTTTTACAAAGTTAATTATCCTGCACAGGATTCACAAGAAAGAATGTCTCTTGCAAACTCTTGAGCAGCGTTTTGCCCCAATTGATAGTACAATGTTTTGATACCCAACTCATGGGCTTTCAATAGCAAAGTATTAATATCTTTTGTTGGCGTTTGAGGATGGATCATAAGATTCAAAGACTGTCCTTGGTCAACATATTTTTGACGCGTAGAAGCTTGAATAATAATTTCCATCTGGGAGATCTCCATGAAGGTTCTGAACACAAGTTTTTCATCCTCTGACAAGAAAGGTAAGTGTTGAACACTACCAGCTCTTTCCAGGATTGACTGCCATACTTCCATTGTATCTTTACCTAACTTAACAAGAAGCTCTTTTAGATAAGGATTCTTTACAGAATGCTTAACCTTTGCTGTCTTCTTGATATAGTAGTTACTGGTGTAAGGTTCTATACTCTGTGACTGTTGTCCCATGATGAAAGAAGAAGACGTGTTTGGAGCAATCGCTGTAAGCGTAGTGTGACGTCTATCATATTTGTCAGAAGCAAGAACTTCTGGCTTACCAAAGCGTGACGCCATCTCACGGCTTGCTGCCCAACATTGTTCTTGGATTGTTTTGAAAATCAAAGTGTTTACAAGCTTGGCTTGCATTGACTCAAAAGGAATCATGTTACTTTGCAAGTAAGAATGATAACCTGATGCTCCAATACCAATAGCTCTGTGTCTTTCTGCAAAGCGGATAGCTCTGCTAATAAAAGCAACATCTCTATACTTGTTTATGAACTCAGTTAAAACAGCATCAGCAATGTAAACAGCAATGCGTACAGCATCAGTATTCTTCCACTCATCAAACTTAACTAGGTTCATGCCTACTAAGTCACATACAAAGGATTCTTCTTCTGTAGAAGGAAGTAATATCTCTGTACACATGTTAGAAGAATTAATAACAGATCCATTGTCTTTGTATACATCAACAGTTGCGTTGTTTACATTATCTGTATAGAATATGTAAGGGAAACCAGTTCTGTTTCTGCTGTCAATTACCATGGCCCATAGCTCACGCTTTTCCATGTCACCTGATTTCATGTCCTCAAGCCATTTGTCAGAAACACAAACACCAAAAGGAAAACGTTGAAGTTTGTGGCCCTCACCATTGATTCTCAAGAAATCTTTAATGTCACCATGATCAATGTCAAGATATGCAGCAAATTCACCACGTCTAACATTACCTTGTGAGATAACATTTTTAGTTGTGTCAAACATCTGCATAAAATGCACAGCTCCATAGGTTTCACCACCTGTTGAGATAGCTGTACCAGCAGGACGTAACTCACCAAAGTAACCTGATGTTCCTCCTCCAATTTTACAAAGCATACCAACTTCAGCATTTGCTCTAACAATAGATTCAATACTGTCACTAACATGTGTGTTAAAACAAGAAATACCAGAACCGCGACCAGTACCTACGTTACTCCATACAGGTGATGGAAGTACATAGTAACCTTTTTCAATGTAATCTTTTACCTTTGCTTTTATCTCGTCATCCTTAAATGTTTCACCAACTAAGTTGGCAATAGAGTTGATTCTATCTTCAATAGATTCATTGTTGTGAAAATACCCTCTTCCCATGAATTCTTCACTGAGGGGTGTGTACCAGTCCATTTTTGTTGTCATGTTAAAATAAGTCTTTACTTGTTATAGATTTTTGAAATTTAGTGTAGTTGGTTCCTTGTGTATTGAAGAAGTCATTACGCACATAACCATAGATAGCTTCCACCATCCAGTATAGTTCTGAAAGTTTGTCTTCATCAATTTCAAAAAGTTCTTTGCCACCAATAGCAGTCAATGAAGCATTAAACCTTGATTTAATAAATTCAATAACAGCATCTTTAGAGATACTATCAATCTCTCCATTCTCAAATATCCAGTCAATGATTTTAACTTCTGCATCAAAAGCTTTTTTACAAGCCCTGTAGATTTTGTCATAAAAATCTTGGTCAAACCATTCTGGGTATTCTTTCTTGATTAGATTGATAACATGCATGCCAAGCTGCGCGTGTATAATTTCTTCTTTCATTGTAGCTTCAATAACAGTGTCTACTTCTTTCAACATGTTCTTCTTTTCAATAAAAGATTTTACAATAGCAAACTGGCTAAATAATGATACGTTCTCAATAAACATAGAGAAGAGAGCAAGGTTTAGTGTGTAAACCTGTTTAGCATTTTCTCCACTGTTCTTAAGATACTTTGTCAAATAATCCACGCGTCCTCCAATAACTGGATTCTGTAGGAGCATATCAAATTCATTATTCAATCCTAAAACTTCTAGCAACTTGCTATAAGCTTCAGAGTGCACAACTTCATTTTCTGCAAACGTGATTCCTACTGAGTTAAATTCTGGTTTAGGGATATGCTCACCAAGCTTTGCCCAGAATGTTTTTACAGATACTTCTATCTGTGAAATAGCCAAAAGAGTTCTTTTGATTGCCTCTTTTTCATGAAGACTTAATTTGTGTTTAAAGTCAAAAGCGTCAGAGTCAAAGTTAAATTCTTCAACATCCCAACGACTGTGTTTAATAGCATCCCTGAACTTAATAATTTCAGGATACTCATAGGGCTTGAAAGCCACACGTTTGTCAAAGATACCCATAGTTGTTTATATTTATTGTTAATTTTAAAGTTAGTTAACTGATTACCAGTACTTATTGGCAAAAAAACCTGGCAAAGTCATTACTTTCCAGGTTGTGTATAAGGTGAAATCAAAATCTGACCTCACTTATATAAGATACAAAAATCACCCTTCTTTGCCAAGAATAAGAGTGTTAAGTTTTATAGTTTTTTGGATTTTTCATAGTTTGCAAAGATGGTAAAAATATTTGAAAAGAGAAAGATTACTGCAAGTTTCTTTTGTTCTTTCTGATAAATTCTGTATATTATATATGAGAGAGGTAGGAGTATAATTTATCTTATAATAAACTTATATTCTTACAAAAATGAGTACAAATAAAACGGATTACCCTAAAGAACAGGTGATTAGCATTCTCAAAGAGTGGGCTAGTCCTGTTCTAATTGCTCTTGTAGGCATGTTGTTATGGAGAGACATAACGGAAATGCGTTCAGATGTTAAACTTCTTCTTGTACAGCAGAGTGCTGACAGAGTAAAAATTGAGCAACTAGAAGACGATGTCAAGTTGTTAAAGACTTATGTGCTTGTACCACAAGGTTCACAAACTCCCAATCCACCAGAGGAAAAAACTCAAGAAAGAACTTCTGCAATTCTTAAAGAAGATGAGTTTGAAATTAAATCTAAAACAAAAAAACAATAATCATGAAAAAGACTTTAACAACATTTAGCAAATGGGTCGCTGATTTGACCAAAGATGAAAGAGGTTCTGTATCAGTAAAACCTGTAATTGCAATTATAGGTGCTTTATTCTTATGTGTAACAATGACTTTAAACAGTTATTCTCACGCAGATTTTGCACCATCTCCTGAATTAGTAAACGCTGTAATGGTTATTACTGCAATTGGAATGGGTGCAGACACCTTTGATAAGTTTTCTCACAAGAAAGTTGAGAAAAAGGAAGAGTCTGAACCTGAAATATAACTAACACAAAAACCAATGAGTCAAAGAATATATTTAGCTGTTATAGCAGCTTTAGTAATTATTATTTTACTACAAAGATCTTGTACTAATAACAGTAAGTATTTACCAACAAGTAAAGATAAAATTGTATATGATACTGTTTGGAGAAGTGTAGTTAAGACTGAAACAAAAAAGATTTCTTTCATAAAACATGACACATCATACGTAAAAGGAGATACTATTTTTGTAGCTGATCTTAATTATGACAATTTAAAATTACAGTTTAACAATCTTGCAAAAAATTATGGAGCTAGAAATATCTATCGCGACTCAATACTACTGGATACTCTTGGTTATATAACTGTTTTAGACACAATTCAATATAACAAAGTATCTTCTAGGACTTATATACAAAATTATAAACTACCAACAGTCACAGGTTATGTTCAAGCTGAACAACGCAGGCAGCTGTATATAGGAGGTGGAATTTCTATAGACAAAGGTCTTGGTTTGGCAAACTTACAAGCTGGGCTTTTGTATAAAAACAAAAAAGACCAAATATTTGGATTGCAAACAGGGGTGTCTCAAGACTTAAAACCTTATGTTGGCTTTTCATCATATTGGAAAATAAAATTAAAATAGAAAATGGATGGTTTAGCAAAGTTTATTCCTTTGTTTCTGAATGGTGGTTGGATCGTATTATTTATTGGAGCAGCTGGTATGGTAGCTAGATTAGCAACTAGTAAAAATCCTGATGACAAAACATTACCACAAATTCTGAGCAATGTTTCTGCAGCAATGATAGCTTCTATGATAGCATGGTTTATTATGGAACAATTTGCTATGGATGCAATGTGGAAAGCAATTGCATATGGACTTGTAGGCTTAAACTCACCTGAGATATTAACAGGAATAATTAAACTAAGTACTAAATTTTCAGAAAATCCTTCTGAGTTTATAACAAATGTAAGATCTGGGGGTTCACCAAAACCTAAACCAAGAACTCCTAGAAAAGTAAAACCTAAACCAAGAGTAAAATGAAAAACAACACATTAATGATCATTCTAACAGTGATTATAATTGGCATAGCTTCTTTTGGAAAGTATGTTGAAATTAGCATCACTGAGTCAGCAACAAATATTGTTGAGAAAAGATTGAATCCTGCTCCACTGCTGTCACACAGATTTGACTATTTTGGAACTACACTTAAAGAAAACTTTACAAGTCAGAAAGTAAATTTTGAAAACTTAAGATCTAACAAATCTGAAATACTAAAAGTTAGAACTGAAACCAGTGTAATGTGGGAGAAGTATAAACTTCTTGCAGGAGAAAAAGAAAAAGTAATTGTTGATCGCACTGATGCTAACATGAAAGATGTTGATCAGTTTGTTGATATGCTTATTGAAAAAGCTGAAACAGATCCTGCATATGTTGATAGTGTAGTACAAAAAGGAATTTTATTTGAAAAGATAGATCCAATTTTAGAAGACATAAACTATCTTACTGATTTGCAAACAGAAGTAGGAACAGAGCAAACCAATGTAATGTTAGAGTTGCTTAAAAAGTTTTCTAACTTTATGATTGGTGCACTTTCTTTAGCAATGATAATGCTAGGTTCAATTATTTATTCAGCTTTGAAAAAAGATGAACCTGCAAAGCCTACTAGAGGTAGAAAAAAACCAGTTGCCAAAAAACCAGTAACTAAGAAACCTGTAGCTAAACCTAGAAAAAAATCATAATGAAAAAATTAATTACAATCCTATTTTTACTTTTTAGTACAGCAGCAGTTGCACAATCTTCTTACTATGTAATGGTTGCACCAAATGTTGCTTTTGATACAAAAATCAGTGATCCAAAAAACCTTTTAGGTGCTACTGTTGAAGTAGGTAAATACTTTGGAGACATTGCTGTTGGTATTAATACAGGTTATTATTCTTTAGACAAAAAAGATTTGTACTCTGAATTAATGGTTACAGCTCCTATTTATGGACCTTTTTCTGTTTCAGTAGCAGGAGGTTGGTTCTTCTACAAAAAAGATATTACAATGGAGTATGACATAAATTATAACTTTCCTCCTATAAAAGGATTCACTCCTATATTCTCATACTCAGTACAAACTGCTTTTGGCACATCGTGTAAAGCATTTGCATTTGGATTTAACAAAGACTTTTAACAAACTAATAAAATAAACAAAATGAACATTAAACAAGTAGCATTTCCTGCAAGTCAATATTTTCAGGAAGAACATCCCAAAAAACAAATTTATATTCATCATACTGCAGGTAATGCAAATGCTGAACAAGTTTTTGCTGGTTGGGCATCAAACTCTGAAAGAATTGCAACATGCGTTTCTATTTCAGGTATTGGAAAAGGAACTGTAGATGGACAAATTGTTCAAGGTTTTAGCTCTAAGTATTGGGCATATCACCTTGGATTAAAACAAGAAACATTTACAAAACATGGTGTAAAATACCAGAGTCTTGATAAGATTTCAATTGGTATTGAAATTTGTAACTGGGGACAGTTAACCTTGAAAGACGGTAAGTTTTACAACTATGTAAATAGAGAAGTGCCTGCTAGTGAGGTTTGTACTCTTGAAACTCCTTACAAAGGATTTAAGTACTACCATAACTACACAGACGCACAGATTGCAAGCGTAAAAGAATTATTGCTTTTATGGAAGGAAACTTACAAAATTCCCTTATCTTATAATGAAGACATTTGGGATATCACCAAAAGAGCTTTGTCTGGTGAGCCAGGTGTTTATACTCACAATTCTGTAAGAAAGGATAAAGTAGACATCTACCCACACCCTAAGATGATTGAGATGCTGAAAAGCTTATCATAAAAATATTAAAAAAAGCTATACTTCATAGTTTAGTTGGTTTCTTCTTCTGTTAGAAAGTCCCCCTTTTCAGGGGGATTTTCGTTTTAAACAAGGTCTACAATGTCATCAGCATCAACAATAGTATACTTAAGAGGCATACTTTCATTGTGATTCATGAAATTGAGCATGATAGTCAATTCTGCAATTTGAGAATAGTCCAGAACTTTACCTGGTTTTTCCTCCCATTTGATTCTATAACCATCACCTGTATTAAATACAGTTAGGATTATTTCATCTTGTACATGATCTGACCATGTACTACTCTTTGACCTTCTCATAACATAGATATCTTCATCTGCAGGTGCATGAATTGTATATTCAACGTTATGACCTTCAGGGTCCAATACTAGGTACAATTTATTTTTATTAAACATAGTTTTGTAAATTAAAAGAAACCTTCAGTGTGTGGTGGATATTCATCCTGTTTATCAAGTAAGTTATACTTTACACAAAACTCTCTGGCTTTATCTATAAGCTCAGTTAGAGATCCTGTGTTTTCTATAACAATTTGAAAATCATAGTTGTCAAGTGCTGTTTCAGAAGGGTGATCTCCTGTCTCAGAATTCCTGTGAAGTCTTACAAGAAGACCACCTTTTTCAATAATAGCTGCAGCTTCATTTGGAAAGCGTACATCTGTAATTAACCATTTTGAATAGTAGTCATAGTTGGCAAAAGTAGCATTAACCCAGGCGTTAGTGTGAAGACCATTTCGCATAGCCTCAGTGCCTAGTTTTTGTAACAGTTCCCTTACTGTCATTGGTTCAGAGCGATCCAAGTTAGGATGCCAGACATTCCATTCTTCTGGTAAGTTAGTTTTCTTAAAGTCTTGGTCCTCAAACTTGTATACAGGAATACCTGTAAGTAGAGATGCAACTTCTTTGAGCTTACCTGCAAACTTTTGTACTCTCCATTCTGTTCTTGTGACGTTAGGATTTGGATTACGCAAGAAATGCTCAATAGTTTGATTTGTCAAATAAGAACTGCTTGTAAGCAATCTTATAATTTCAGCAAAAGTATCTTTACCAGATCCTATTTTGCCAGAGATACCAATTAATTTAGTCATAGTTTTTCTTTTTTCCATGTTTTAAGTCTGCTGATAAGACTTGATCTTGAAATTTGAAGCTGATACTTCATTCTTAAATACCTCCTAAGAAGTAGAACTTTGTTTACGCCAGTCTTTCTGTCTTTGACTTTCAGATAGGCATCTTGGATTATGTCAATCATAGGTTTTTAGTTTAGCATAAACAATAAAGCAGGGGTTTTTAGGCCCCTGCTATTGTCATTAACAATTAAAAAATTGATACCTCATCCAACTCTTCAACTATAAATACATCAGGTTCTGTTTCAGATGACTCAATTTTGTAGTCAACTTCAGCAGTAACAGACGTGTCTTCAGTTTCAAGTCCTAGCATGTGAGCAAAAACTTCATGCACTGCAGTCTGGTCGTCCATCCAGGTTGCAGGATGTGAATCTTTTAAGGACAATGTAATATGATTGTACAGTGCCCAGGCAGAATCATTGTCAACTTTGTACTCAAAAGTTGGTTTTTCCATCTCAGAACGTATTTGATTAAGCTGCATTGTATTCAAAACTTTACGTTTGAAAAACAATTCACCTAACAAATCATGTTGAGTTGTGCTTGTCAGTAATACATCTTTCATTTTGTCTTTGTGTTCTACTAGATTTTCCCAGTATACTTCAGAGTCTTTAATGAAATCTGCAATTTTACCTTCAGCCAACAAATCAGCAGCACCTTTGTGTACACGCTTGTATGCACCAAACTTATTATTGTTTAGCATCATACCATTGTTACACACCTTCACTAAACCACCAAGGTTAAAGCGAAATGCATATTGTTTGTTGTAAGAATTTAAAAAGTTAGCAGACAACTCAATGTCTGGATCAGCTTTAAAATTCATTCTAAAGGTTCCAATGGCTACTTGAGCATCGTTTGAACAACGATACTCTTCACCAGTGATGATGAAACCAGCATTTGTGATTTCAGAACGCACTCTATTGATCACATTACTGTGAGCAATGGGCGTGTAAGTGTCAGTTTTAGCAGGCAAAGCTGCTCCAATCATTTTGGAATACGCATGCATTCCACTTACTGTTCTTTTCATATTAAAAGAGAGATAATTGATTAACTTGATTGTGAGATGGTAATACTAATGAGGTGCTTTCTATCTTCTTAATCTCTTCATAGATCTTATCTAGATAGAACTTTTCATCTACATCATATTCTTCCCACGTTTTGTCTTCAAACTTATTGAAGATTGTCTGGAGTGTTTTACCACTTTCCAGTTGGATTTCCCTGCCATCTGGGTTACATTTGATTATCTTGATACCTTTCTGAGAGATATAATAACGTACAAGTTTCTGCAGTTTTGTGGCTACATACTGTCCATCTTTAACACCTCTTTCTTCAAAGTACCAATCACCTCTTAGTTTTGCACCAGCACAGTAATCAAAGATGTTGCGGTTCTCTTTCAAGAACTCTGCTGGATCTTTACCATGTACAAAATATGCATACCAAGCTTTGGAGATAATCAGCAAAGACTTGTTCTTATGAAGAGGTAACTCCTCAAATTCAAAACGTCCTTTGCATTTAGTCTTGCCATCTTTGTAAACAGCAAT